ATGGGTAGTAATAATTTGCGAAATGTGCGGTTGTTCCGCCGATTATCTGTTTGGAATGGAGGATTAAAACCATGAAAAAGAAGTTTATCGAAAAAATGGAAAAGATGGTTGATGTTTTCTTTTCCGATGCGTGGCAAGCAAAGGTTTTTGCAATGATATTTAGCATTTTCGGAGTAATATGTTTTATTGCCGGATTTTGGAATTATATCCATTTTTTGTTTTCTGCAATGTGTGGATTAATGGTTTATGTATTGTTTAACGAATTAAAGAGCAAATAACATGAGAGCGAAAAAGAAACAGCCGGAAAACCCGGAAAAAAGTATTGCAAACACAATGGGTAACGCAGTAAATGCGGTTAAGAAGTTGGCGGAAGCAATGGGACAATTGCCCGCCGATAAATTCCCGGAAATAAACGATGAACAACAGATTGTCCCCGGATTGGATGCCGTCGAAATAGAACAGCCCGCCGGGGCTTTTGAAATTGTGCCGGGCATGACGGTTGAGGAAATGACAGCAATGTTTTTTGATGGTGCGTTGATTGAACCGCCGTATAAAGTATGGCAGCTAAACAGCAAAGGACACCGATATTATTACAAGTTTGACGACAACGGAACCCCGGAATTTTATCCGTCAGTTACAACAATTTTGTCCCAAACAATGCCACAATCGCCGTTTCTGATAAAATGGATTGCCGACAAAGGTATTGACGAGGCGGAACGATACAAAGCAGAACGGGCGGCGTATGGTACATTTATGCACGCCCAATTTGAAGAACTTATAATTAACCGGGTTTATGATTTGGACGGATTGAAAGCCAAATTGAAAGATTATATTGATAACAACAAATTGCCCGCCGATTTCATTTATTACGCTGATGATTTCAAAAAGGATATATTAGCATTTGCGCAATTTGTTTTGGATTATGACGTTAAACCGTTAGCCGTGGAAATTGCGTTGGTACACCCCGTTCATAATTACGCCGGAATGATTGATTTACCGTGTACGATGTTATCAAAGCCCGGTTCAAAAGAATACATAAACGCAATTGTGGATTTCAAAAGCGGGCGCAAAGGATTTTACGAAGAAGCGGAAATTCAGTTGCATTTATATGCGATGATGTGGAACGAAAATTTCCCGGATATTCCGATTGACCGTGTTTTCAATTTTAGCCCGAAAGATTGGCGAAAGAAACCGACGTACAATTTGAAAGACCAAACAGACAGCCCGAACGCAAAGAAAATCCCGTATCTTTTGGAGTTGGCAGCAATTGAGGACGAAAAACGGGATAATACATTTACGGCGGTTTCCGGGGAAATATCATTGGATAACGAACCGGATTTGACAAACAATATTGTTTCGCTGACGTTGGCGGAACTTGTTAAAAGCAAAGCCCCGGCGGAAAAGAAAAAGCCGGAACCGGAAAAAGCCGTTACCGTTGAGGATTTGAAGAAAGACCCGGAACCCGAACCACAGCCGGAACAGAATGTTATCAGTTGCGAAAAGTTTATTGATTTGATAAACAACGACGACGACAATTATTCATTATGCCAAACAACAGATATTGGGAACACATACGGCGTAAAATTGGTTGACGAGGGCTTGAATTTAGACCAATATAGATGGTACAGCATAGCAACCAATATTTACAAGTGTTCCGACGGATATGTTAAAGTAACCGGAGCGTTTCAAAGTTTTTCAGAAATGCAGGGTTGGTCGGATATAGACGTACATTCAGAGGCGGAAAAATTGCAGGGAAAAGAATTGCAATCGTTTGAATTAAGAATGAAAGCGTATGAAATAGAAAATGCCACGGAACAACAGCCGGAACCCGAACCACAACCGGAACCGGAGGAAAAGAAAACCAAGACCGTAAAGAGAACCACACGAAAAACGGCAAAAACGGCGGAAAACAAGCCCGTCAAGGAAAAGAAAACCGCAAAACGTACAATTACACCAAAAAAAGAAAAAGTGGCTAAAATCGAAGAAAAACAGCCTAAAAAGCCGGAACCCGTGACAAAGAAAGATTTGTTGAATACTGAAATTGATATTTGATTATGAAAGGACGTATAAACATAAACAGACCAACCACCGGCATACAACGTGTTGTTTTGCCACGTGTGGGGTTTATCAAAGTAGGGTACAAGGAAAAGGCGGCAAACGGCAAAGAATACCCAAAAAGCGTTGATTATTTTATACCAACCGGAAAGTATGCGGGATTGTTTACGAAAGCATACGGCGAGAAACCGCAAACAATACAGATTGTTTTCTCGGACGACGCCCCGGAAAAGGTTTGCAATGAAATGTACGAATACCGGGACGACGACGGGCGACGCATAGCATACGGCGACGGGGAAACGTTCTTTGTATGGAACGGAAAACAATATTGTCAATATAGTACAAAGGATTATCCCGATTTAATGGCAGGCGTTGCGCAAAAACACCCAAACCGGGCCGTATTAAACGGCGGCGACGGTTGGATTGTTACGTTGACCGTAACGTTTATTATTCCTTTGGTTCGTGGGGTTGCCGGGGTTTGGCAGTTCGTAACAAAGGGTACGGCGTCAACAATTCCAAATATCCGAGACACGTTCGACGCCATGTTGCAGGAACGGGGATTTGTTAAGGGTATAGTTTGGGATATGAACGTACAATTTGCCGTCTCTCAAAAGCCCGGCGACCGTTCCCGTTATCCGGTCGTTTCCATTGTTCCGAACGAAAGCGAGGGGAATTTGCGTAAAGTAACTGAAGCATTTAAGCCAATAAAATTGATAGAAGAATGAAGAAAATTATTTTGTTTTTAGTGATATCAGTAATGTGTGTAAGCGTGTATGCCCAAACTGTAGTAGAGGTTGAAACGTTGAAAGTAACAGACCTTGGGAACCAAAAATTGTGCGCTGCAAAGGTGAATGGGTGTATAGACCATTATTACATTATGCTTAAAACTAGTAATATATATCAAAAGTATATTACTGTTTACCTTGGGGATAAGGAGGAAGCTATAAGGTTACTCCGGTTTTTGTATGACTTAAATTCTAAGGGTGGAACCTATATACATCTGGAAAATAGGACTAACAACGTAGTTTCATGGAATAGATTAGGCTATTATACAGTATTCTCTGAGGGGAGGGTATTAAAAGGACATATAAGAAAGCAAAATATTAAGGGCTTTATCGCAGAATTAACCAATAATGTTTGATAATTCAAAAAAAACATCTATTTTTGCAGCATAAACAAACGACTACCACCGTTTGCAAGATATTTGCTAATTTTAGCACAAAGCCCGTTTTCCGGTGTGTGGTAGCCCGGATTACGGGCTTTTTCATTCTATGAACGAAAGAAGTTATTTAATTTTAGATTTAGTACGTTCAAGGGTTTTAGATTTAAACCCAACGGAAAGCATTTTAGCGTCATGTTTCTTTGGTTTGTTGGCGCAAAATCCAATACAATACGCCGGGAAACCGTATTACATGGCAGACTATAAAAACGTATCTGTTTATTGCCCAATTTTGCCAAATAAGGTTGATACGTTAAGGCGGCTTTATAAGAATTTGGAAAATTTGGGATTGATTCAAATAATAAAGATTGACAACCACGTTTGTTTTACCCCGTCGCAAATGTTAAGAGATTGGGGAACCGTTTACAAATCCGTTGAAGCGGAAAAAAATCCCGTTGAAGCGGAAAAAAATCCCGTTGAAGCGGAAAAAAATCCGCCATATATAAATAATATAAATAATAATATAAATAACACTATAAAGAAAGATGCTAAAGCATCTAAAGAAAATCCGTCCGGATTTTCACAAGCCGATTTTTTCAACGAAGAAAAAACAGTAAAAGCAAGTATTGTTTATGGGTTTACCCCGGAATTGTTGGACGTCAGAAAACAGGTAATTGATAAAGTTGATAATTACTTTGCAAAACTTGTATTCCCATTTGATAGCGATGAATTTAAACGGAACTTTTATATTTTGATGTGTCAACCGAAATGGAGAACGTCGCAAAAGAGTTTTTCAGCGATACAAGCAAACTTAAATGGTTTGAGTAAATACCCGGAAGAATTTGCGCTGATTCTGATAAAAGAAAGCATTTCAAAAGGTTGGGCGGCGTTAGAATATGATTCAACCCCCGAAAAATACGAAAAATGGGAAAAAATGAAACGTTCCGTAAAGACAGAGCAGCAAAGCAGCAAAGAAATTGCGGATATGATGAAGTATTTAAACAATGATTTTGATTGATATGGGAGCTATTGAAAAAAAAGAAAATACGGCTTTAGAAATATATAATACCAAGCCCGGAACAAAAGCCATTGAAGTACGCCGTAGAATGATGCAATTGCCGGAGGTTGCCAAAGCATTAAACCCAGTTGAAAAATATGTTTTCGCAGCGTCAACAAAAACACCAATTGCGGAAATTGACGATGCAAAATTAGTTGAAAATCTTTCGTTGTTGTTTAAGCGTATAGCAATGGACGTTGGTTATATAATACCACAGAATGAAAATGATTGGAATTATATACAATCCCGGTTGTTGGATATTCTGAAACGTTATCACTCTGATATGACGTTGGCGGATATTAAGATAGCTTTTGAGTTGGCGACGACCGGGGAATTAGACGAATTTTTGCCGAAAGATAAACACGGGAACCCGGATAAAAATCATTATCAGCAATTCAATGCGGATTATCTTTCAAAGATATTGAAAGCGTACAAGCAAAAGCAAACCGATGTAATTGATAAAGCGTATAAGGCTTTGCCGGAACAGAAAACCGTATATACCCCGGCGATGATACGAGAGTTTGAGATAAAAAGACAATGGCGGAACCGTTATATTTTCCTTTGCTACAAATACACCGGGAAATTAATATTGGGGCTAACTGATGATATGTTTTTGTATGAATGGTTGCAAAAATGCGGGTTGGCTGATGATGTACAAGTTAAAGAGGACGACCGAAAAGAAGCGTTTGCCCGGTATATGCAGCGTGTAGCCCGTGGAATGATAAACCAATATACAGCGTTTCAAGTTCGCCGAAAAGGAACCGAAAGCCCGGAAATTGATTTTACGGCGTTTGAGGTTGCCCGGAAAAAGGAGATTATAAAAGCATTTGACCGGATGATTTCCGAGGAAATGCAAGTTGATAACTACATGAAGTTTTAAATATGGAACTATTTATTGTTTGCTTTATAATTGGCGTAATAGGTTATTTTACAAAAGCGGGAGGATATAAAGATGAAAATTGAAAAATGTGGAAACATAACATTAATAAACGGGGATTGCATGGAGTTTATGCAATCCCAAAGTGATAAATCTTTTGATTTGGCAATTGTTGACCCGCCATACGGAATTGATTACGCTGCAAAACCTGCAAGGTCAAAGCATGAAAAAAAGAATTGGGATAATGATATACCAAATGATATTTATTTTGACGAACTTTTCAGAATTTCTAATAAATGTATAATATGGGGTGGAAATTATTATAAATTGCCTCCATGCCAATGTTCTATATTTTGGTACAAACAAAATCCGGTTCCTAACTTTTCAGATGGTGAGTTTGCGTGGACTAATTTTAATTGTCCTGCAAAATGTTTTGATTATAGATATTATGGAAATTTACAAGGTAAAAGTTCAGTCAAAGAAAAAAAAATACACCCCACACAAAAACCAATAATATTATATGAATGGCTATTACAAAATTTTGCAAAATCCGGACAAAAAATATTGGACACGCACGGCGGAAGTATGAGCCATGCAATAGCCGCACATAAATTGGGCTTTGATTTAACTATAATTGAAAAAGACCCGGTTTATTATGAACAAGCAAAGAAAAGATTAATTGAGTTTCAAATACAGCAAGTTTTGTTTTAATTATGAAAATTTCAGCAGTAGTGGGGATTGACCCCGGAACAAGTGGGGGTATAGTAACATGGCGACCGAACCATAACATAACCGCCATAAAAATGCCAAAGGATATAAACGAACTCAAAGACTATTTGTTGTATTTGAAAAGCATTTGTTCGCCAATTGTCTTTTTGGAAAAATTGAGCGTGCGCCCGGATGATGTAACGCCGGGTGCCGATGGCGTAAATATGGGTAAATTGTACCGAATACAAAAGATGATGGCAAACTTTGAGCAATTGAAAGCAATCATTTCAGTTTGCGACATTCCGTTTGTTATGGTACACCCTATGAAATGGCAAAACGAATTGAAGTTGCGAGCAAAGACGACACGAAAAAAAGAAGAAAAGAACGAGCGAAAACGCAGATACAAAGAGGTTGCCGGGAATTTGTACCCGGAATTGAAACCGACATTGTGGAACGCCGACGCCACGTTGATAATGCACTTTGGACGATACATTTTGCGCAACAACCCCGGTTGGGTGCGTCAGAATTTACCAAGCAACATGCACGAACGTTTGTTTTAGCCACGTAGAGCGATTTTAATTTCAAAATGGATAAAATATACATGGAAGAAGAAAAAGCCCCGCAAATCGAAAATCCGGAAAAAATAAGTATTCCGGATTTTAAAGAATATGAAATTGATAGAAACGGAAATGTGTTTAGAAATGGAAAGTTGATGAAACAGCAAACAAACACATACGGTTATAAACACATTCATTTATGTATTGGAGGGAAAGTAACCACATGTTTAGTTCATAGACTTGTTGCAATGGCATTTATTCCAAACCCGGACGGTAAACCATGCGTTGACCATATAGACGGAAATAGAAAAAATAATTCTGTTGATAATTTAAGATGGGTTACTATAAAAGAAAATAATAATAACCCAATAACAAAAGAACGTATTGGATTATCTAAAAGTGGAGAAAATTGTCCTTTTTATGGGAAACGTGGCAAATGTTGTTTACATTCAAAACCTTTGTTTCAGTTTAAGAACGGGGAATTGATAGGTTATTTTGAAAGTATTGATGAAGCATGTAAAAAATATGGTTACGACCATTCTTTAATAACAAGATGTTGCCAACATAAAGTTTCAATTGCATACGGTTATGAATGGGAATATGCCTTTGATTATTTTATTGAATTAACAAAACAATTGCGTCATAATCAACGCAGATATTTTGCGCAACGTCGCCCGGAAATATTAGCGACCTGCAAGAAATTAGAAAGTGAAGTTGATGCAATTGTTGCTAAAATAACAGATAAACAAATGAGGCTATTTTGATTTATGCCCGGAATGTATAACGTTCCGGGTTTATTGTTTTTTTTGAAAATAAAAAGAAAAAATTTTGGTAGTTAAAATATTATGCGTATATTTGCAGTGTCAAACAACGAAAGACCCCACAGTCTAACCAAAATGCAAAAAGACTGTTGAAAGATTAAGTTCGTAAGAGTAGAAAGTAAGCAACGGTATCTACAAAGGGTTAAATGATGGTTCGGTAACCGATTAAATGAAGTGATAAAGCCAAAATCTTTCAGAGTACGACAAACACCGACCGGGCGGGTTCCCGGATAAATTATAAAACTATGAAGTTATTAGAGATTCACAAAAACGGTATTAATGCGCATAATAATGAAGTTTCATTTTATGGCATAGATTTTCAAACAAAAACATTGATGTTTGATGGAATAGAAAACGTTGAATGTGCAATAGAAATTGCAAAAGAGTTAGGATATAAGATTTCTGAAATACAAATGGTGTTTTGATATGTTTATAGATGAAGTAGGAGCAACCCGGCACGCAATAAGCGACAAAGAGTTGAACGAATTATACAAGCGTTTGGAAAATTTCATTGCTGATTGCACGGTTGAGGAAGCGAAAGAAAGCCGGGACGCATTTGTTAAGGTGCAAACAATGATATACCAAAGAATGAGAGAAACAAAAAAATAATATTAACCGCCGGGGGAAACCCCGGCACAAACCGAGAGCAAAAATGATAGTTAAGAAATTAGAATTGGTAAATTTCCAAGTAATTAAAGAGTTTAACGCAGATTTCGACGGTAACGTTTATTTCATTACCGGAGATAATGAGTTGGGAAAATCAACCGTATTAAAAGCAATTGGGGCTTTGTTGACCGGGAACCGTGACGCCGTATTGAAGAACGGAGAAAGCAAAGGTTTTGCAAAAATGATTGTCGGCGACGACGGAGAGGAATACGAGGTTGAATTGAAATTCACAAAAGCAAACCCACGTGGCACGTTATCAATTAAATCAAAGACAACCGGAATGAAAAGTGATAACGTTTCTATGTTGCAAAAGATTTTCGGTTATACAGATTTTGACGCCGTGGAATTTTCCCGTTGGTCGGAAACTGCCGAGGGACGCAGAAAGCAAATTGAGGTTGTAAAGTCTTTGTTGCCGGAAGAAGTAAGAACAAGGATTGCCGAAATTGATACAACCGTTGCCGGGCTTAAAACAGAACGTACCGGAGTAAACCGAGATTTGAAAACCTACAAATCAATATCAGATGCAGCCGGGCAGGGATTGACAACGCAGGATTTGAAAACGTATGCCAAACCAAAGGACATTACGGAACTGATGAAAGAACAGCAGGAAAACGCAAAGTTGGTTGAGAAAGCAAAGGGCGTGCGTTTACGTATGGAAGAAAGAAAGGGGAGATTGGCAGAGATTCCGGTACGTTTGGCAGCCGCCAAAGATTCATACAATAAAGCAATTGAGGCGGCAAAGAAAGCAATGGAAGAAGCCGAAAAGACGTATAAACAAACCGTTTCGGTCGTTGAAGAAGAAAAGAAAGATTATGAGGGAAAAATAGCAAGTGCCGAAAAATGGTTAACAGATTATGAGGCTTTGAACCCGAATAATTTCGATACAGAAAAACAATTGAAAGAAGCCGAGGAACACAACAAAAAGGCTGCAAAGGTTGCCGATTATCTTTCAAAGAAAAAACAAGCAGACGACAAAAAAGCAGAAGCGGAAAAGATGGATTCAGAAATTGCGGAATTATCCGCCGAGCGTGAAAAACTTATTTCGTCGGCGAAATTGCCGATTTCCGGGCTTTCGTTTAGTGATGATGGGTTAGTATTAAATGACGTCCCATTTGTCGCCGGAAAGGTTTCAGATTCGCAAATAATGGAGGTTGCCGCAAAACTGATTATTGCAAGTAACCCAACGGTTAAGGTATTCAGAATTGCGAGGGGCGAAAGTTTGGGACAAAAGAGATTGCAGGCAATTTTGGATTTGGCAAAAAAAGAGGGATTCCAAGGTTTTATTGAAAGTGTTGTAAGGGGACAGCAGGATTTAATTATTGAGGAATACACAGAACAATAATAATAAACCGGGGGTCGTTAAATCAAAGACCCCCATAAAACAAAAACAATATGGAAGTAAAAGACATGACAATTTCGGACGTTTTGAAAACACCCGAATTTTATAATAATCTGAAGGTGGTTATTTCCGATTTGGAAAACATCCGGAGAAATGCAAGAATAAGCGCAAACGCCCCATTAAAACGACACCCGATAGACCGATTTCAGGAAAAAGGAGTTTTTGAACCGGGACAAATGACCGTTCTTTATGCGTCGGCGATGGATAAAAAATTGCAGGGATATTCAAGCAGCGAAAGAAAGTTTATATTGGAAGTTGGCGGCGAAGCGTTTAATATTACAATGAAACAATTGGTTGACCAAGAAAAGAAAGACAATGAAAGTATTAAAAAATAGTTTGTACAATTGTTACGGTGGTGTTACGGTATTTGTAACAATTTATCAAATACATATTGAATGAAAAATAAAAATAATATCTATATTTGCAATGGGGATAGGTCGGAGTAGCTACCGGCCGAAAGGGCAAGCCAACGGCCCGTCCTCGTTTCTTATTTGTTGGCAGTTCTTAAAAGTTGGTAATTATGGAAAATGAAATTTGGAAAGATGTTCCCGGATATGCAGGGATATATCAAGTTAGTAATTTGGGGCGTGTAAAATCATTGCAAAGAGTCATTACACGGGAAAACGGATGGAAACAAACCATTAATGAAAGATTTTTAAGACAAGCAAATCTAAATGGATATAAGATAGTTGAATTAAGGAAAAAAGATTTTCATAAAACGTATTTAGTTCACGTTTTAATTGCAAAATCATTTATTGAAAATCCACATAAAAAGCAATTTGTTGACCATATTGATACAAATAGAAGTAATAATAATGTTTCAAATCTTCGTTGGGTAACAAGATTAGAAAATAATAATAATCCGATAACATTGTCAAAATTAAAATTATCAGCACGAGATATAAGCAAGCCAGTGTTACAGCTGAAAAATGGAGTTATTGTAAAAGAGTACAATAGTATTAATGAAGCAGCTAAAATAAACGGATTTTCCCCAATTGCAATATGTAAGGTATGCAAAGGAGAAAGAAAAAATCATAAATGTTATATGTGGAGGTATAAAAATGAAAAGGCGTGAAATTTCAAGTAGTGGTAATATCGGTAATGATGGCAAATTACGAATGTATTTTGGAGAGTTGAACCAATTCTTTGCAATGCACAAAGGTAGCCGCATAATCGCCCGTTTTATTGTAGCGTCGCCCGGTTCGTCAGAGGCTTTGAAAGGTTATTATTTCAATTACGTTGTACCAACATTCAGAACCGGAATATGGGAGGCGGGCGAACGTCTGACAGATGAACAGACAGAACGCCGATTGCGTGAGTTGTCCCCGGTTATGTATGAGCAAATACCGAATATTGAAACCGGGGAATATGAAACCCGGTTGCGTAAAATACCGGAGTTGAGCAATGCGGAATTAATAGAACACATTGAGCATTTAAAGCAGATTGCCGCAGAAAATTATAATTTGTATATTGACGACCCAAGAAGCATTTAATATGAAGCATTATTCAGAATTAAGCCCGTTGGAAAAGAAAGCGAGAGAGGCAAGCGGGCGGCTTAAATGTACGGATTGCCCAATATATAAATTATGCAAGACAAGCGAAATGTTTATTGATGCGTGCGATTTTATTTATTTGTCCGCATTTAAAACCGGGTATAATACCCGTAAAAAAGAAACAAGAAGATTAAAAAAGAAAAAATAATATGTTTTGCAAGTGTAACCAACCCCGTAAATGTTACCCGTTGAAAGATTGGCGGGTTATCCGGTACCAATATACGCCGCACGGATATAGCCGGGTTAAATGTTTGAAATGCGGTTGCGTGTGGATTACACGGGCAAATTATGTTGAACAAACGCCCAATAAAGACGGGCAAAAAAGATTTTTTATTATGAAAAAAGTAACATTGAAAGACAGCAAAGGAAATGAGATAAACGACATTATGAAAGATGTTTTGACGTTCGATTGTGAAACAACCGGGTTGCCCCCAAAGGGCGCAAAATGGGACGTTGATTTTGCGGAATTTCCAAATATTGTGCAATTGGCATGGGCGGTAAACGAAAAGGAACGTTCATTTATCATAAAGCCGGAGGGATGGGAAATACCGGAAGCGTCAACAGAAGTTCACGGAATTACAGCAGAGAGAGCAAACGCCGATGGCGTCCCATTTGCTGATATTATAGGCGAATTTTTGGAGGATTGCGAAAAAGCCCGTTTGTTGGTAGGACACAACATTTACTTTGATACGTCAATTGTAAAAGCAATGATATTGCGCATTATGGGTCGTGAATATTACGACGCAAAAGCGGAGGACGCATTGTTTAAGGGCAAACGAATTGATACGATGATGAAAACAATTAAATTTGTTGGCGCATTGTATGCAGACGGACGTCCGGGCAAATATCCGAAATTGGAGGAACTTTACAACAAGTGTTTCCCCGGCGAAACATTCCCGGCGCATGATGCGTTGGAGGACGTGAAAGCCTGCAAACGTTGTATTCCGGTTTTGGTGGAAAATGGTATTATAGAACTGAAACCAAAAGAATATCCGGCGGAACAATTGAAGTTTAACCCGGAACCGGAACCCGCAAAGACCAAAAAGGTAAAAAGGGAAGTTTTAGTTCACGACCCGAAACCGATATTTGCACCGGATGCAGAGCCGGAAAACAAGGTTGCAAAATTGTTAAATGAAACAGACTTTTAAATTATGAACGAAAAAAAAATGTGCATTGATTGCGTGGATTATCCGGTATGTTGTTTGTCCGGTCGTTGTGCTGATGATGAACCGTGCGAGTATTTCCAAGAAGAAACCGACCCGGAGGAACCGGGAAACAATAAAGATTAAAAATTATGAGCGAAAAAAAACAAAATGTTATGCCGATTCCTACAAAGGAAAAGTTTTCATTATCGAAAGTAAAGTTATTGAAAGATGGCGGGTTAGACGTACATTATGAAGTAACGGAAGTTGTCGGAAATGAGAGTTACACGAACAAATACCATGTATTGAGTGCAAAAGACATACACCCGGATTTGCGTCATTTGTTTAATGATTTGGGCCCGATTATGGGACGTGTATTCAACATAACGTCATTTAAAACCATGATGGCAACGCCGGAGTTTAAAGCAACAAAGAAACAAACAGATATTGCAGCCGCATTTGCGGAAGAATGTTTGGACAATATAGAGGTTAGGGGCGTTTCTTTGTCCGGGCAAGATGATAACGTAGGCGTCGTTTTAACCGGATTGTTTACCATATCAAACAATCAGAAAACAGCAATCAATACCCCACGAATGAAATATAACGTTGAAACGTTCGGTTTTGAGGAAGAGTTGGAAAACATTGTTTGCGATATTGAAAACGAGGTTTACGAATTTATGTTTGAGGGCAAAAAGGCGCAAATGGATTTGTTCGGGGCTGATGGGGAACCCAACCCGTTAGTTTATGTAAATGATGCAGACAACGAAAATGAAAATGATATGTTCCCGGAAATGGCAGACCCGGCGGACGATACAGACAATATGTAATGGAGCCAATATTGTTGACCGAGCGTTGCGAATATGAATATTGCGTTGCACGTGGTTACGAACCGTTATTGGATATTCGTAATTTTCGGTTAGATATACGGTTGCGTGTTGAGTTACAACGGGAAGTGTTCGGGAATTGCGTTTTAGGACGTGGCGACATTCCCGTTGCCAACCAACGGTTTTTCCGGTGGGTTTGGGAGCATAAGCCGCACAGATGCGAAGAATGTTTAAAGCCGTTACGGAATTATTCCGCCGTTTATTGTTCGCATATATTGACCCGTGGAGCGTTTCCCGAAATGGCGCATGATGCAAGAAATATAAATATACTATGTTTTGAACATCATTCATGTTGGGAGAATGGGGATAAAACGAAAATGCGTATATATCCGGGCAACGTCCGGATTATTGAATTGCTTAAAAACGAATACAGAAGTTTGAAAATATGAGGACGAAAAAAAGAACACCCGATTACGGGGCAATTTCCCGCCGTTCAATCCAAAATGATTTTAAAAGGGTACAAAGGTACCCGGAAAGGGAGAAACGCCCGCAAATCGAAAATCCGCCCGAAATAAATGCAGAAAGACGGGTTTTGTTTGTTAGTGAAAATTCAGCATATTACCGATACCGTTCTTTTTTCGTCGGTAAATTGGTAAGACTAATAAAACAATCAAACGTCGGCGGTTGGATAGTTGGATTTGTTTACGACGACGACCGGAAAGCGATAAATCATGCCGCCGGATGGTCGGATATGAAAAAAGAATATTTGTTGGATGGTGTAAAATTTAAGTAGATGAAAATCAAAAAACAAACCGGATATAAAATTGTATATTATACGTTCGTGGCGTTAACGGTTGCGTCATACATTTGGACGTTATGGAGTTTTGGAAGTTGGATTTTTAAAGCTATATTTCTATGAGTGTAAACAAAGTTATTTTAATGGGTAACGTCGGAAAAGACCCGGAGTATAAAGATTTCGACAACGGCGGTTCGGTTGCGCAATTCACGTTGGCGACAACTGACAGAGCATTTAAAACGGCAAATGGTACAGAAGTACCGGAGCGCACCGAATGGCACAATATTGTTTTGCAAAATGGATTGGCAAAGATTGCAAAAAAGTATGTAAAAAAGGGCGATAAACTTTATATTGAGGGGAAAATAAGAACCCGCAGTTATGAGGACAACAACGGCGTTAAACATTTTATTACCGAGGTTTACGGGTATGATATGGAAATGCTGACGCCAAAGAAAGCCGGACAGAACGGAGGACAGCAGGGAGCAGCACCAACGCCAAATGATGATTTGCCGTTTTGAAAATGAGATTTGAAATTGAAATAAAAATTCCGGCGGGTTCCCGTCTGATTGGCACCCGGACAAAAGGAAATAAGGTTATTGCGGTTTGTGAGTTTATCCCGCCGAAACAACCGGAACCGGAGCCAAGACGACCGATTGATTTTGCAGTATATGACCAGCCCGCCGGGAATAACAAAAAAGCGAAATGATATGCAGTACAGCAATAAGGATTACAACCCGGAAAAGCATGACCGTTGGCGTGCGTTGACCGTCAAACAGCCATACGCAAATGATTTGGTAACGGCGGCATACAAAGACGAAAACGGCGTTGTTTACGGGCGAAAATCAATTGAAGTTAGAAGCAAAAAAACGTCATACCGTGGCGACGTTCTTATTTGTTCGTCGGCAAAACCGGTTTATCCCGGAATGGAAAGCGGCGTTACTTTGGGATTGGTTGAGTTGTACGACGTGAAGCCGATAAAAGAGTTTACGCCGGAGGATTGGGAAAACACCCGGATTCCAAAGGAAAAGAGGGCAAAAATAACAAAGGGTTTCGGATGGATGATGCGCAACCCAAGACGTGTTGTTGAAATGCCAATTAAGGGGCAATTGGGTATCTATAATCTCGTATATACCAAGGGCGAAATAATACAATACCCCCGGAAAATGGTAATTGACAAAAAGAGTTGGGAACAGATAAAAAAACAGATAGAGAAATGAAAACAATCGGATTCCATATTGGACGTATCGGGTTTTATTTGTATCTGCAAAGTTTGTGGAAGTATAAGCAATTTTATTTGACGCCCGGAGTTATGGTTGAGGGCGTAAAAGGACATGACGTTTATTTAGATATTGAAATTAAATTGCTTTGTTTTTCCGTTGGTTTCCGGCTGATATGGATAAAAACCAAAAGAAATTATTAACTTTGTAATGTAAAATACTAAAAACGTGAGCGATGAAAGAGATAACAAAAATATTGCCATTAAATGAGGCGGCAAAGTTTCAAAAATCCGCAGGCAAATATGATTGCACAATTACGGAATTGGCGGTAATGGGAGCAGGGAAAGCAAGAATTTCAATTTCCGGAACAGAGGAAAATTTGGATTTGTTGGTTAGTTCGATAGAAAATGAGAATAAAGAAACCACATCCGTTTGAACCCGGGCGTGAATATAACCCCGGCGAACGTGCAGTTTACCGGGGTATGGTAATAATTGCGGAAAGATGGGTTAAACCGTCTGATAAACTGATTGAAAAGGTTGGCAAATTTGTATGTTTGAGTAGAAGCGCATGTTGCGTTATCCATAAAGACGATTGCCCGGCGGTTGGGCTTAAATGCCACAGAACAAGCCGTAGCGATAACAAAGTAATATATTTCAGAAAATTATATAACATAACAGAAAAAAGCGATGGAAAAGAAAAGATTTATTCCGTTTGATGCGGAAACGTTTTTGATGATTGAAGATGTAACGGGAACAGAACCGGAAGTTACAGAGAAAGAAAATTACTTTGAACTTAAAATGTACGCCCCGGACAAAGAGGAAAGAATAATTGAAGCCGCAATATATGCAGTTCAAGGCAGATACGGAAAAAGAATAAAAGACGTAAGGACGATTAAAGAACAAAACCTTTTGCGTGGTGCAATATTCTTTGTTGAATACGAAAAAGGGGCGGGAAATTTGCCAAATGAGTTGCGCACAAATTTAGGTATGCCGGACGAAACCGCCGGGGATATTTATTGCCGCCGATTGTTAGATGTTCGTGCATTACCCGTAAAGCGTGATAATTGGGAAAAATTGCAGATTTTTACCGGAGGCGGAATAATGCAGATTCCGAGAACGCCCGGAGGTTTGGCGGTTTATTCATTCCCGACCGAAAACGGCGTAATGTTGGACGTACCGGAGGGAAATTTTATTGTATTGACACCGGACGGAAAATTTGGCAAAATGGATATGCAAACGTTTATGGCTAATTTTGAAGAAAAAGACGCCAATACCGCCGGATTGACCTTTGACGAAAAGAGATTGTTTGAAAAGATGAATAAACTTTTCGGCAAGAATATAGAAAAAAGATTGGGAAAATTAGCCGAGGAATACAACGAATTGTTTGAAGCGTTTGAAAGATATTTAAGCAGGGAAAAAACGCAAAGAGAAATAAACGAAATTAATCCCGGAACGCATGATATTATCGACGAATTGGCGGACGTAAACGTTGTTTTATTCCATATTGCGGCATTATTAGGGTATAGCCAAAAGGAATTGCAGGAAATGGCATATACTAAAATTGCAGGACGTGAGAAAAACCCGGAATTTATGCGCAAACACCCACACAACAAACCGGAAAGCCCGGTTTGCGGTAATATGCAGCAGGAAACCACCGAACAATACAAACATTTTGAGAACCGTTTTAACAAAAGACTATGCCAAACGAAGAAAAAGAAGAATTAAGAAAAAAAGCGTTGTTCCTTACAAATACGGCGTATCTTTTGGCGGACATGGCACATACATGCGTTTTTTACGCTGATGATAAATTAAACCATTTAGGCAAATGCTTTGAAAAGGGCGAAAAAATGAGATTCAAAAAAGCCGCAAAGTTGACAAAAGAAGCATTTAAAGCCGTCAAGGAAATAACGGAACCATTGTATAATATTACCGACGTTGATAATGCGTGTATTGATAGCGATTATCTTTTGGAAGTTATTCAGTTGGTAATAAACAGAACCGACGAAACCGAGGAAAGCAAAACGGCGATGTTGGAATACATAAAGAAGTTACCACAAATTGAACATATAGAAATTTAAGCGTATGAAAAAAGATTTTAAACAAGAACTAACCGAACTTATTAATAAGCACGGTTTAGAAAAGGAAATGAGAGATACCCCGGATTTTATTTTGGCACAAGTTTGTATTGATGCAATGGCGGTATTTTCGGAAGCAATCGCCCGCCGTGACGAATGGCACGAATTCAGAAAGGCAGACGAAAAGAGTTCGCAGGATGCAAAACACAATTACCCGGATGATTGCAATATTTGCAAAGACCGTTTTAAATGTGCTGACTTTATGAGAACGCAACCAATTGCAAATCTGATTCAGCGTTTCAAGACGACAACGGACAAAGAGGAAAAAACAGCAATCGCCGGATTGCTAAAACAGATAAACGCCGATGCGTCGGGAAAGCCTCAAAATGATATACCGGAAGAAGTAAAAGAAGTTGCCGGAAAGTTGGCAAAGGTTTTTGGCGCATGTGTTGAGATACACCGTATTGAGATACCGGAAAAGAAACGTAAGTTTAGAAAGAAACCAAGAAAGGAGCAAGGCAATGAAACCCGTTGAATTTCCCGGCGTGAATGTAGTATTTGCAAAAGACCAACCGGAATACATGCCGTTACCTGCAATGAAAATCCCTAATGACCCGCAGGGGCTTATAATTACCAAATAGCAGTTATCCCCGGAAGAATTGGAGAGAGTAAAAGAAACCGGAACAATACATTTGTCAATGCTGACGTTTAACCAACCATTGCAACCCGTATTGTTAGCCGTAGATTTACCAACAGAAAAATAATAAAGTTATGGATAAAGAAACATACGTAAAAAGAATGGCAGAATTAGCCGAGATAAAACAAAAGGCTTTGGAGTACAACAGAAAGGAAAGAGAAAAAGCCGCAGAAAGTTACATAACAGAAAATTGTCCGTTTAAAAAAGGCGATAGAATAAAATACAACGGAAAGCCCGGAAAGATAGAAGTTATCAAGGCAGAACACAACGGCAATTTTTCGTATGAAGTTAGGTTTGACAAAAAGGACGGTACGCCGTCAGTTAGGGTAACAAGTGTTTACCCATTGTTGAAAATCGACAAAATGGAAAAAGAATAAAAAACGCCCCGGAATTATAACCGGGGCTTTGCCGTTTAGGTACCGGAACGAAAGAAAGCCAAAATAAGTCCCGTAGGGCGACGAAAATACAAAAGACAATAAAAGTATCAAGGAACAAACGAAACCCGCTTAAAACGAAAATTCCCCGAAAATAACAAGCAAAGGGAAAGCGACGTTTGAGAGGAAAGCAAAGCGAAAGACTTTGCCGTTATAAAAAGGTTGGAAAATGGAAGCAAGTAAAAGACAAAGGGGCGGACGCCCGAAAATGTGCAAAAGGACGAAAGACCAAAGGGAGTTTGATTTGGCTTTTTGTTCAAATCTGTTTTTACGTGGTTACACGTATAGGGAGATTTCGGAAAGACTGAATGAGGAAAACGCCCGGCGTGGCGTCGGTTATACCATAACAAAACAAATGGTATATTGGGATATGCAACAATTGCTAATTGAGTGGAAACGTGAACGTATGGAAAATATAGACGATTACGTTACGCAGGAATTGCGAAAGTTGGATAAAATGGAGGTTGAATTGTGGGAGGCGTGGGAACGTTCAAAGACTGGGAAATTGCGAGAGAAAAACAGACAGAACGCAAAGCCCCGTAAAGTGTTGGAGGATGGCGACAACCCGGAATATTACGGGTATGAGGAAACCACAACGGAAACGTCCGCCGGAAACCCCCGGTTTTTGGATTTGCTTTTGAATGTGCAGCAACGCCGGGCAAAGATGTTGGGATTTGATGCGCCAATAAAAGTTGATATACCGGGATTGAAAGAAAATACAAATAGCGATGCGCCGAAATATGATGTTGCCGCAATACCGGAGGATTTGTTGTTTGCGGTCGCCGATAAATTGCAAACAGCAGAATATAAAAAACAATTAGCAGAAAAAGGAGTAATTGACGATGGTACGAACAACAAAGAATAATATTAAGAAAAAAGATGAACCGAAACCCGTACACACGTGCGGGAATTGTGGTTGGGGTAAATATTATTACGACCATTCAAATTTGGATATGGACGGGAACCCAATTTGTTTAAAATGCCCGTTTGTCGAAAATCGCAGTATAATACGTTCGGAAAAAGCGTGCGACAAATGGAAAATGAAACAATAAATTGGTTGTTTTTTAAGATTTCCGGTTTTTAAGTCAGAAAAAATACGGGGGTAAGACAAAAATATATGGTTTATTTTTAAGAATTAAACAAAATGGATAATGAACAATTACTTAAAATGTACGCCGCACTAAAAAACAATCCAGGGGAATTAGTAAAAGCGGCGTCACGCAATAGGCTGATAAACTTTGCCCGGTATATGCAACCGGATTTAGCATTGGAACCGTTCCATGTTGTATATTATACTTTGCTTGATATGTTTGCGCATGGGAAAATACGGAAAATGATTGTGCAGATGCCGCCTCAACATGGTAAGGAAATATCCGATAATCAGATAGTTGCTACCACTAAAGGGATAAAAAAACATGGTGATTTAATTGTAGGGGATTACGTGTTTGGTAGGGATGGAACCCCGGTTAAAGTATTATGGGTGTCAGAAAAAACAAGAAGCGAATATGTCGTTTCTTTTTCTGATGGGGCAAAGATAGAATGTCATGGTAATCACGAATGGACGGTGTATAATAGATTTCGACAGAAAGAGGAAACTATAGAAACGAAACATATGGCATCCTCCACAATATATAATGGAGATGGAAAAAGAGGAAGCCGATATAAATACCAAGTAGATAGCAATGTTTGCGTAATGTTTGATAGTCGGAATGTAGATTTAGACCCATACGTTTTAGGAGCGTGGCTAGGAGATGGGGATAGCTCATGCGGGATTATACACATTGGCAATAATGATGTTGAAATAATAGGGAATAGTACATATAAGTTCAAAGAAAGTAAGGGCACGACAACACGTAAGTTTTACAGCCCAGAATTGAATATTTTACTAAAAAATAATGGACTAATTAAGAATAAACACGTACCGGATATGTATAAATACAATTCAGTTGAAGTTCGCAAGAATGTGATTGCTGGATTAATTGATACAGATGGGTATGTGTATCACAGAAACGGACGTATAACCATATCCAACACAAACAAGCGGATTATAGACGATGCAGCATTTATATTACGCTCATTAGGTCAGTCTGTAGTTGTGTGTGAATTCAAACCTAGGGTTAGTAGTAGCGGAATAGTAGGGAAGAAGATAGTATATCAACTCTGTTTTAATCCTACAATGACTTTCCCGACAAAAGTAAAACGTAAGAAGATAACGAAATTGTCTATAAATAAGAAGCGTGCTATTGTTTCTATTGAACGAAAGGAGGGATTGGGTTATGGTAATTGCATCCAAGTAGATGGGGGTATCTATCTGGTTGGAGATACGTTTATTCCTACGCATAATAGTGAGGGGTCGAGCCGAAAGTTGCCCGCTTTTATGTTAGGATTGAACCCGGACACAAAAATTTGTATTGGTTCGTATGCTGCAACGATTGCGAGAGATTTTAACCGTGATGTTCAAAGAATAATTGATACGCCAAGTTACCGGGAATTGTTCCCGGAAACGTATTTGAACGGTTCCAACGTCGTAACAATGGCTAATACGTATTTACGAAATTCTGACGTCATAGAAATGGTTGGGCGTAAGGGTTTGTTGCGTGTTGTCGGTCGTGGCGGTTCTTTGACGTCAAAAACGGTTGATGTATCTATTTTGGACGACGTTTACAAAGATTATGCCGAGGGCAACAGCCCGATTGTACGTAATGCGGCGTGGAAATGGTACACGACCGTTGTACGTACCCGTTTGCATAATGATTCCCAAGAATTAATTGTGTTTACCCGTTGGCATGATGATGATTTGATTGGACGTATTGAAAAAAGCGGGGAAACCGTAATTGAGATTAAAAGTTGGGACGATGTAAAGAACATTCCGGCGGGCGCATGGGTACGCATTAACTTTGAGGGATTGAAAACCGGGGAGCCAACAGAGATTGACCCACGGGAACCGGGGGCGGCGTTATGGGATAGACGACACAGCCGGGCAAAATTGGAGGGACAAAGAGCGTTAGACCCCATACAATTTCAATGTTTGTATCAAGGCAACCCCGGAAACGCAGAGGGTAAATTGTACCGGAACCCGTTCCGAACATACGTTGACAAATCCGAATGGGGGACGTATGTACGTAGTGGCAATTACACAGACGTTGCAGACGAGGGCGACGACTTTACATTTTCGGCATGTTATGACGTTTACAAATCCGGTAATGAGGCATGGAACGAGCAAAAGAAACGGTTTGAACCGATTCTGTATGCGCTAATTACTGACATGGTATTTACGCAGGAAAACACAGAAGTAACAGCCGTTACCGTCCCGGAAATGATAAACCGTTGTGGAACGCAAAAAGCATGGATTGAAAGTAACAACGGCGGTGCCGGGTTTGAAAAGTTGATACGTAAAAAGATAAAAGCGATTTCCGAACCATTTTACCAAGGTGCCAACAAGGAAAGCCGCATTATAACAAATTCGGCAAGCGTCAACGCCCAAATCATAATGCCGTTAGGATGGGAGGAACGTTTTTCAAAGATACATGAACACGTAACCGGGTTTTTGCGTGATTTCCCAGCAAATGAGCATGACGACCCGGAGGACGGTTTGACCGGAATATATGAAAAGGAATTGGCGGACGGCGATACAAGACCATACAGCCAAGCAACAAGGGGCATTAAACGTCGTAATTAGCATTTTATTTCATATATGCAAGGATTTAGTCGAAAATATTATAACTTTGCAATAAGTAATGGGGCAAAGGGTTAGCCCCCGGAGATAATAACAAAAGTTTTAACGTTAAAAAATTAAGATTATGGCTATTTGTAAATGCCCGGCAGCAGCAGCGTTGCCAAACATTCCAAACTTTACGTGTGCCGAGAGTTTCGGACAGATTCAGAAAGTAGCGTTTCAGAGATTGTATAAAAGCACCGGAGGAAAAAATTCATTTACCACGTCGGCGGGTATTGGGAAAAAAGCGTCATGGACGCCGTTGTTATCGGCAGAGGACGACACGAAAGTTGTTGTCTCCCCGTATATCCAAGCACCGACAGCAGAAGCAGGCGCACCCCGTACGTTCGGCGGAGGAAACGAAACGTTGGGCGGTATTGAAGAAATTATTGGACGTGAGCCAACCCCATTTACGGCGGTTATGCGTAAAATGCCGCAATCACTGATTAAAGCATTGAAAGATTTGCAATGTGAAAGCGATTCCCAAAATTTGGGGGTTTATTTGTTTGATGAAAACGGCGCAATTGGTGCATTGCAAGACCCGAAAACAGCAACAACGCATTATCCTATTCCAATTCGTTCTTTGTTTATCGGGGATAAAACATTGGGAGGATTTGAGGCACCCGATAGCAACGCAATACAATGGAAGTTTTTACCTAATTGGTCGGATGATTTGGCTATTATCGTACCGGAAGATTTTAACCCGCTAACAGACTTAAAAAATGCAGCAGGGTAAACAAACAATAGTGACGTTGGAAAATGAAACATTGAAAACGACACGAGATTTTGAAGTTAGCCACGCCGAAAGACTTTTAAAAATGCCAAATAACGGCGGTTGGCAGTTACCGGAAAATAGTAAATTTGAATTTGACAAAGAAAATGGGCTTAGATATAAGAGAAATAAAAAAGCAGATAACGGAGCCACGGAACAAAGCGGCGATAAGTAGGGCGATTTACCACCAAAACCGCATACGATTTCATGCGGAAAAGGCGTTGACGCCATACATTACGCAACCCGTGACCGATTTTTTGGCTTATGTTTCAAACCTTATACCCGCAGACAAATTCAAAGTGTTCAAAACATTGTTCCGTTACCCCGTAAAGACAAACGAGGTAACGGGCGTTTGTTTTGATAAGTTGAGCCGCATTTTTGACGGTCGTAACCCGGCGTTCAATTATCAGTTTATGAACAGCGAACAAAGGGACGATTGGGAGTATTACAGACAACACGTATTGGAAGAACCCGAAATTTGGAGCACAAAGGGATGGGAATATTTCAAAACCGAAATTAACAGCGTATTAATTGTTGATTTGCCAAAAGAGCAATCCCCCGGCGATAATTACCCGCAACCGTACTTTTATTGGTTGCCAATAGAACACGTTATTTCATACAAGGCAGACAAAACAACGGGCGTTATGCGTTGGATAATATTCCGGCAGGACGACAACCGTATTGCCGTAATTGACGATGAACGATACCGGGTATTTACCGAGGAAAAAGGCAATATTGGCGAATTGCTGATTGATAGCCCGCACGATTTGGGATATTGCCCAGCACGTTTTTTTTGGAACGAACCATTGAGTTTGAGAGAACCGGACGTTAAGGCGTCCCCGTTAACAACCGAGTTGGAAAGTTTAGATTGGTTCCTTTTTTATCATTTATCAAAGAAAAATTTGGATATGTACGGGTCGTACCCGATTTATTCCGGATATGAACAAAGTTGCGATTTTACGAACGGCGAAAACGGCGATTATTGCGACGGCGGGTTTTTGAAAGATAAACAAGGCTATTATAAATTAGACCAAGCGGGTTTATTGATGCGTTGCCCGAAATGCGGAGATAAACGAATTGTCGGGGTTGGTTCATTCATTGAAATTCCGGTACCGGACGGCGACAAACAGCCGGATTTGCGCAACCCGGTTCAGATGTTGACCGTTGACCGTAATAGTTTGGATTATAACGTTAGCGAGGAAGAACGGTTGCGTACAAACATAATTACGGCGGTTGTTGGTACCAACGAGGAAATAACAACCCGTGAAGCATTAAATGAACAGCAAATTAAAGCCAATTTTGAAAGCCAAAGCACGGTATTAAACCGAGTAAAAAAAGGCTTTGAGGCGGCGCAAAAGTTCGTTGACGAAACCGTTTGCCGTTTGCGTTATGGAACAATGTTTGTTTCGGCAAAAATCAATTATGGCACCGAGTTTTATTTGTCTGATGCAACCCAATTGCGAGAACGTTATAAGATGGCGAAAGAAAGCGGAGCAAGCGAGGGGGAATTGGATGCGCTACAAAATCAGATTATCGAAACGGAGTACAGACACGACCCAATACAAATGCAACGTATGTTAGTGTTGGCAGAATTGGAGCCGTACCGACATTTGACACGTCCGGAAGTATTAGAATTGTACGAAAAACAGCTAATTACCGAGGATGAACTGCGCATTAAATTGAATTTCGCTAATTTTGTGCGTAGGTTTGAACGTGAGAATACAAACGTTTTGGAATTTGGCAGCCAAATACCATTTTCCAAGAAAATTGAAGTAATAACAAAAAAAATTTATGATTATGCGAGTGAAAGCAGAAACAGAGGGTAAAACAAAGGACGTCGGATTGTTGGACGTTACCCCGGAAAATTTCATTGTTCCAAAAGGAGAAGAAAGTTTTTATCATTGTCGTATTGAGGTTGTAAAATTCAACCAAGAAACGGGCCAAAGAATTTCACGACCACGTATGCAGGTTTTCGGAAAAAAGTTCTTTGAAACATTCGGATTGCACAATTTGCGAAAAATGGGTTATAAAGTTGACATTATGCACGACCCGAACGTTTGGGAGGCAGCGAACAAAGAAAAGATTGAAGCCAGCAAACGAGCAAAGGCAGAAGCAGCAGCAAAGGCGGCAGCAGAAGCAAAGGCGGCAGAACGTGAACAAATGAAAGCCGAAATTATTGCAGAACTGACAGCCGCCGGAGTTATCCCAGCAGAACCAAAGAAATCCGGACGAAAACCAAAAGCCGAAAAAACAGCAGAAGCAGAGGAAGCGGCAGGCGATAGCCCGGAAAACAACGAGAATGTTTAACCATTAAAAATTACGAATATGGCACAGATTGCACAGCAAGACAATTTGGTTATTGAAGTAACCACAACCGCCGCAGCATTGGACGGCGACACAAAGAAAAAGTTGATTGAATGTATTGAGGGCGGAACAATTACCGACGTTATTTTGGTAACAAAAGAGGTTGAAAAGAAAATCAGCCATGCACGTGTTGTTAGTTGGTTGGTTGACACAACCGGGGATTCCCCAAAATACACAATTGATATTATTAACGCAAAAAGCGGAGCAGTAGAAGCAATCGCACTTAATTAATTCAAAGGGTAAGAATATTATGTTAACGAGAGAAATTTTAGTTGCAAATGCGGCTTTGTCGGGATTGTCTGACGAACAGATTACAGCGATAACAGCATTATCGCAGAATGACGAAAACAGCGTTATTGCCAAGAAAACGGGCGAAATTTACGGGGCTTTGGATGCCGATATTTTGGCGGTTTCCGGTATCGCTAAAAATGGAACCGAAAAAACGTATGATTACGCAAAACGTGTAATGGGGGAAATGAAAACAAAAGCCGATGGCGCAACCGGCCTGCAATCGCAGATTGATTCATTGACCAAGGAAAGAGCCCGTTTAGAAAAGGCAATTGCCGATGGTGCGGCAGATGCGGAAACCGTGAAAGCATTGAAGCAGGCAAAAGCAGATTTGCAGAACGTGACAACGCAGTTTACCGAGTTGACAACCAAGTATGAGGCAGAAAAGGCAAACCACGAAAAAGAATTGTTCGGAGTAAGAATTGACAACGCATTGCAGACAGCCGCCGCCGGGCTTAAATTCAAAGCAGGATTCCCGGAAAGCGTAACAAAGGTTATTTTGACGCAGGCGACCGAAAAAGTAAAAGGCATGAACCCGGAATATATAGACGACGGAAACGGCGGAAAGGTTTTGGCGTTCAAAGATGCAAGCGGCGCAATTATGCGCAATCCAAACAATCAGTTGAACCCATTCACGCCCGCCGAGTTGCTGACAAAAGAATTGGAAACGATGGGAGTATTGGAGCAGCAAAGACAACAGCCAGGAGGCGGCACAAATAAGCCCGCAGGCGGTGCCGGAGGCGGCGGAATTACATTGGACGTAAGCGGAGCCAAAACGCAATCAGAGGCGTACGAACTTATTACAAAACAATTGATGGCGCAAGGTAAAACGGTAGGTTCCAAAGAGTTTGACGAAGATATGAGAAAGGTTTGGCAGGAAAATAGTATTAACAAATTGCCGGAGAGATAACCGGGTAATGGGTAAACCCGCATTTAATAACAAATTAAAATAAAAAGACTATGAGTTTAATTGCAACAAGATTACAGAATTGGCGAGTAGAAAACCCGGAGTTAGACCGTAATATGACCCGCCCGTGCGAGTATGGCGCATTGGATTTTTTCATTGAACAGACCAACGCCGGAAATTCCATTTTGTCCCCGAAATTGCGTGAACGTGCGTTTGCCTCAATCGGAAATACGGTACAAGTTCCGGTTATCAATTACGATGGCGACGTTACGGTTAGCAACGTTCGTACGTGTGTTATCCCGGACGATGAAAACACGTCCGCACTTTATACTGTGGTTTGGGCGACATATTCCGTCGGCTTTACAATGGTGCCAACGTTGTATATGAACAACGAAATTTCGTATGACCACGATTTCAACCGCAAAATGGAAAAGGTTTGCAGAGCGTTTGCAAATTCGTTAGACCAAGCAGCCGTTGCAGCGTTGGAGGCAGGAAAAACCCAAGTATTGAAAGACGAGTTGAATTACAAATTCACCGCCAACGTTATTGATGTTCCAACGCAGATGGCAACCGAAATTATGGGCGATATTAACCCGATTATGCGTGCAAATTGTTATCCGGGTTTGGTTCACGTCGTAGGTAACGCCGGAATTGACAGCCTTATTAAAAAATTGGCACAGCACGGTATTTATAACGACGTAAACAAGCGTATGGAATACGAAAATAAAGTGTTCCATTATACAAACAACGTCGTAAATGAAGCTAGCAAAAACGGCACATTCTTTGCCGTAGAGGATGGTAACGTTGGCGTTTTAACACGTGTTGACCGTGAGGCGTTGAACCGCACCCGTGCGAATTTCCACGAATGGGACGTTGTACGTTTGCCGTACATTGATTTGCCCGTTGGTTCGCACTATTACACAGCAGTTGGCGACCAGTCACAGACAGCAGGCGCAGCGAGTGCCGATATGACTTGCAACGTGAAAGAATATTTTGGATTTAGCGCAGACGTTGCGTTTGTAATTGCTTACAACAGCAACCCAACAACCGTTGCAAATCCGATTATCAAAGCGCAGATTGCAGCACGTGCGGAAAATGTACCTTTGGGTATGCCTGTATATGTAACCAACGCCGGGGAATTTCCCGCCGGAGGTGCGAGCGCATAACGCCGGAGCATAACGAATTATTTAACCGAGGGGACGGGGTGGTTATCCCCGCCCCCTTATTTATTGCAATCTTAATTCCTAATATGGGAAATAAATGGGCGTTTTTATGATAAGAATAAATGAAATATGCGAAGCGTTAAAAAATGTGTGCGGGTGGGAGCAATCATACGACCCGGCAAAGGCGATAGACGACAATTTAACGCAGACGGAAAGTGGGTTGTATTTTCAAGGTGCGCACCCGCTTTTGACGTTGGATAGTATGGCGGCGATTATGCCGGATGATTGGGGGCTGCAATACCCGGAATGGAACATGATATTGCCGTACAAAGCCGGGCAGAAAGTGAGCCATAACGGTATTGTTTGGATTGCTAAAATTGACAACACCGGAGAGGAACCAACGGCAAGCGATTTTAATAATGATTACAGCCGGGAGGATTACGGAAACCCATATTGGAAACCGTATAATATGTTGACGGACTTTTTGGAGAGAATGACCCGAAACGGAATTGCGACCGCAATACAGACGTTTACACAGATTAAGCAGTTAGACAAAGAAACACGTAATTTGTTGGAGCGAAAAACGTTCTTTGATGGTGCCGGACGCATACGGGCGACGTTGCAAAACAATCATAAGTTGGTAGGATTTGAAATTGTCCCGGTTCGTGCAATGGGAGTGACGGCGAAAATTGAAAAGATAGGTTTGCAAATGACCGGGGGAACCGGGGTTGTTAGAATGTATTTGTTTCATTCGTCGCAGATAGACCCAATAAAGACTTTTGATTTGAATTTTACCGTTACAAATGGCGGTTTTCAGTGGTTCCCGTTAAATGATTGTTATTTGCCGTATATAAGCGACAAGAACAACGCCGGGGGGGCGTGGTTCCTTTGCTACAATCAAGACGAATTACCCGCCGGAATGGAAGCAATTAACGTATCAAAGGATTGGAGCCGGGAGCCGTGCGGAACGTGCAACATGGGTTCCGTTGAGGTTTGGCGAGAATTGACAAAGTATTTGCAAGTAACGCCGTTTATGTATAATGCGCCGGAAACGTTCGCAGAATACCCGGAGTTGTGGGATATTGCATACACGATGTACACACGAACCCAAAATTACGGGCTGAATTGCGAAATTACTATTGGATGCGATTTAACGGATTTCATTATTTCCCAAAGGCAGATTTTCCAAACGGTAATACAAAGACAAGTTGCTGCAATTGCATTGCGGACGTTGGCAATGAACCCCAACGTAAGGGTTAACCGCAATCAATCAAACGCAACCCGGATGGATATTTTGTATGAGTTGGACGGCAACACGTCCGGCGTTAGACCCGGCGGGTTGGGGTATGATTTAAAAAAGGCGTATGAGGCATTGCGGATTGATACGCAGGGATTAGACCGCATTTGTTTAAGTTGTAACAACAGAGGCGTAAAATACAGAACCGTGTAATTATATAATTCAAAGGGAAAGTTGTATATAATTTCATGTAAAAGTTGTATTTATGAAACGGATAACCGATTTGCGAAAAAGGGTTGCGGATTTCAACGAGGCTTTGACGTCCGGGCGGATAATACAAAACATTATATGGGACAATGAGGCATATATAGTTGATTTGAACGCCGAGGAACAATTGTTTGAACAAGGTATTAACCGTTTGGGCGTCGAAATTTCGGATTATGCACCATACAGCCCCGTAACAATCGCAATTAAAGAGGCTAAGGGACAGCCGACAAACCGGGTAACGTTACGGGATGAGGGAGATTTTGAAAGTAGTTTTTATTTAGAGGTTGGCGACAAACAATTTGAAATTAAAGCGTCTGACTTTAAAACAGAGGATTTAATAAAAAAATACGGTCGTCAAATATTGGGTTTAACCGACGAAAATATTTCAATATTGATTTGGAAATATATTTTCCCGGATTTAATGGCAGAAACAAAAAAACAAATTTATGGCAAATAATGTAAAAGCCCCGGTTATTGACAACCCGGAATTGTTAGACCGGATAATTGGAAACATGCAAAACGGATTGGTTGATAATTTGCCGTGGTTGGATTTTGCATTTGGCAGGGCGGAAAGACTTGTTAAATACAACGGGAACCAAAAGCGATATTATACGCCAAATGTTTATTCCGGCAATAACGATTATATGGAAGTAACGCCGGATGCAAATATTGGTAATTTCTGTTTTTTTTGGGTTGACGACCCGCAAAACATAAGTTGGGAACCCGGCGTTGATATTGGGATAAAAACGGCGTTTTCGATTATCTTTTGGTTTGATTACAGAAAGATATACAACGATGCAAGCACACGCAACAAAGAGGATTTGAAGCGGCAAATATTGGACGTTTTGAACGGCGGTTTTTTGGTGCGAAATGGAAGTTACAGAATAAACAAAGTGTACGAATTGGCGGAAAACATTTACAGGGGCTTTTCGTTGGATGAAATAGAAAACCAATTTTTAATGCACCCGTTCGGCGGATTCCGGTTTGAGGGCGAATTGAGTATTGGAGAAACATGTAAATTGTAGTATATGGAACATTTTATTTATAACATTATTGTTGTCGCATTAATAGCGGCTTTTGTGCTGACGTTATTACGCAAATGGGGCGTCATTGAATGGGTACAGATTCACGGGAACGATTTCTTTTCAAAGATGTTTAATTGCGATTTCTGTTTGTCGTGGTGGACTTGCGTTTTGATTTGTTTCTTTGCGTTGATATTTACCGGGAACCTCTCATTTTTGGGCGTTCCCTTTTGTAGTACAATGATAACACGTGTTTTATTATGAAGAATGTACAAATAAAAGGAATGAACGTTGAGTTGTATGATTCAATCGAGGATTTGCCAATTATGCGTTTCCACAAGTATAACAAAATGCTTTTGGTTGACGCCGGGGTTGGTTCCGATTTGTCGGATTTTGACCGACATATTGAAAAGGTAATACGTTATTTGAACAGCCCAACGCCAAACATGGCAACCGTTGAGTTGGAAAATATGCGCCAAAACATATATTTCATTCAATCCGAGGTTTCCCCCCGGCATTTGGCTTTTGCCGTGTTGGTTAAATCAATAAATGGTAAACCCCGAAATGATTTGTCAGATGATGGATTGCAACAAACAATGAGTCTTTTTAAAGACGTTGCAAATTCAGAGATAACCGCCCATTTGGAAGCGGTTAAAAAAAAAATAGACGATGAATTGCGTTTGTATTTTCCCCGGTTGTTCGATGATGCGACATTGAAAGAGTATTACGATAAATTGAAACAAAGAACGATTGTTGTATTACGCACAATAATAGACGGTCGGGCAACCGAGGCGGACGCAAAAGAGATTGACGACATTACGGCGGAGTTGATAACCTATTTCAACCCGCAGACGTTTACCGGTTCGGAAAGCGTGGAAATTAGGCATGACAGACAATTTGAAAATATGTGTTTGATATTGTCCCAAAATTTGCATGTTGACCCAAAGAAATTTACCGTTTTGGAATATTACAACGCATTTGAGTATATCAAGGAACAAGCCAAAAAAGCAAACAAGCAAAAAAGGGCAAAATAAGGAGATTTCCGGCGTTTTTATTTTTAGGCGATAAATTACACATTTGAGAAAAGAAAATGCAACAGACGGGGAATTTCCCGTAAATAACTAAATAATCGGCGTATGGCAGATAATAACAACCCAATCAAATATTCGGATTTAATAAGCCCGGATAATTCGATTACAGATTTGATAAAACAATTGGATGAACTTTCGGACACCTATACAAATGCACTGAAAAATATCAAAGCCGAGGCAATACAATTGGCGGAGATTCTGAAAAAGGTTTCCGGCGCAACGGAGGACGGGCGAAAGACAACCAAAAAAGCCGCAGACGATGCGGAACGTTTGGCACGTGCGCAACGTGATTTGGCGTTTGCAGAAAGCGAGAACGCCAAAAAGTTAGCCGAGTTAAAATTGGCACAGCAGGAAGCGAACCAAATTAATAAACTGATTGTGAAAATAAATCAATCTGCCGAGGGTAGTTATAACCGTTTATCGGCGCAATATTCATTGAATAAGATTTATTTAAACAACATGACTAAAGCCGAACGGGAAAACACCGAGGAGGGGCGAAAATTGGTTGCACAAACCAAAGAAATATACGAAGAAATGAAACGTTTGCAGGAAGCAACCGGGAAATTTCAATTGAACGTCGGAAATTATACGGAGGCGTCCGACGCAATTATTGCGTATGGCGACAAATTAAAAGAAACGTTAGGTTTAAATAGCGCATTTGGCGAAAGTCTTTTGGCGTTAGGACGTGGCGGGGCTGAAAGTAAAGCCGTTTTTACAGCTATTGGCGACGGGGCAAAAGCATTGGGAAAAACTTTGTTGGGATTACTTTCAAACCCGGTTTTTTTGGCGATTGCCGGAATTGCGGCGGCGGGTGCGGCGTTTAAATGGTGGTACGATTATAACGCCGGGTTAGTTGAGGCAACGAGATTGACGCAACAATTTACCGGGAAAAGTGGCGATGATTTGAAAGCGTTTAGAAATGAGGTGCAAGCCGTCGCCGATTCATTCAACGCAGATTTCCGGGAAACATTGATTGCAACAAACGCATTATCAAAACAATTTGGTATTTCTGCAAATGAGGCATTGCAATTGGTTAAGGATGGGTTTTTAGCCGGAGGCGATGCGAACGGGGAATTTTTAGACACGTTGAAAGAATACCCGGCATATTTCAAAGAGGCGGGAATATCAGCAGACCAATTTGTTGCAATTGTTACCCAAACAAACAAAATGGGTATCTTTTCAGACAAAGGCGTTGACGCAATTAAGGAGGCAAATTTGCGTTTGCGTGAAATGACGACGGCGACGGCGGCGGCTTTGGACGGTATCGGTATTTCGTCGGAACAAGTTCAAAAAGATTTGCAGACCGGAACCAAAACAACGTTCGATGTTATACAAGACGTTTCCGCAAAATTGGCAAAATTGCCGGATAATGCGGCAACGGTCGGGGCTGCAATTGCAGATATATTCGGGGGGCCCGGAGAGGACGCCGGATTGCAGTATTTGCGCACGTTGAAAGATATTTCAACAAACATGGATGAAGTAAAAGGGAAAGCCGGAGTTTTGGCGCAATTGCAGGAGGAACAATTGCAAAGCCAAATTGAGTTGCAAAACGCATTATCCGGGTTGTTTGACGCAACCGGAGGAAATTTTGAAACGTTGACAACGCAGGCAAAAGTTTTTGTTAACCAAGGATTGACGGCGATAATAAAAGGGGTTATTGATGTTGTCAATTACTTGATTGAGTTATACAATGAAAGTGTTTTGATACGTGCAATTTGGAATGGGATTGTTGCCGGATTCAAAACAACATTTGATACGTTGGGAAATTTGTTTGGATTCTTTATTGATATAGTCAAAGCAACCGGAACCGCATTAAAGGG